GCCAGCGCATCGAGGACCAGATCGACGCTGTGGCCGACGACGCCCTGGCGCTGTCACAGATCGATGTCGCGGCCGGCTGGCCGTCCTTGACGTGAATACGGCGAAAACAGCCCGCAGCCGAAATTTAGCTGCAGTGCGCAGAATGCCGAGGGTGTGACAACTTGACACAAGAGGCATCCATGCACTGTTCCAAATTGCCGGGAGGCCCGAAATGAACCAGCCGCAGATCGATCCGATCAGTGCGGCTGTCGCCGTTGCGTCCGTCGTTTTTGCTCCGGCCGTCGCACACGTGGTGGGCCCATATCTCGTCATCCTCTTTGCGTCTACGATCGGCGCCTCGTTCGCCCTTGTGGCCCGTGAGCGCACTACAGGTTTCAACTCGGTGCTGTTCTTCGTCCGAGTCAACGGCCTTTCGGTGTTGTTGACCTACTCCGTTTCGGCAGTGGTGAATGCAGGATATCCAATCGAAGATCAGCGCGCATGGTTCTCGCCCGTGGCATTCGTGATCGGATTTATTGGGGACCGCTGGCCTGCTGTGATGACCTGGGCGGCACGCAAGGTGTCACGCCTGGTTGATATCCTGATCAAGATGCGAGGCGATGGAGGTGGTCATGGTTGAGAGCAAATTGCTGTTGGCGACGGTCAATGCGCTGCTCGGATTCAGCATTGCCGCGCTTGCGTTCTGCCGCCTTGACACACTCTCCCCCGGCGTGCCGTTGCGCAAGATCGCACCCCTGGCCTTGGTGCTTTGCGCGGGTTTGGTCTCCGCATGCCAACCGTGGATGGGCCACTGGCCATCCCCGAGCCAGGTCTTCATCTCCATCGTCGTCTTTGTCTATGTCTGGAGCACGCAGCCGCCGGGCTGCGGCGCCTCTTGACAACCCCGAAATTTAACCGCAGCCCTGTTTAGCAGGACGCCGCCCAAAATGCGGCCATTCCTGAAAGGACTGCGACATGCGACCTTGCTTTGCATTTAGCGCCAAGACTGCGAGCAAGCCTACAGTTCTGGCGATCGACGACGAGATCGGCTTCTGGGGCACCCAGGCCAAGGACTTCCGCGACCAGCTCGCCAACGTCGCAGGCGATATCGACGTTGAACTCAACACCCCTGGCGGCGACGTGTTTGCCGGCCTGGGCATCTTCAACATGCTGCGGGCGCACGCAGCCAAGGGCTTCCAGGTCACCACCCGCGTGATGGGCGTGGCCGCAAGCATCGGCAGCGTCCTGCTGCTGGCCGGCGACAAGCGTGAGATGCCCAAGAACACGATGGCGATGACCCACAACGTCGCTAGCGGCATTTGGGGCACGGCCGACGAGCTGCGCGACCACGCAGACACGATGGACAAGGTCAAGGGTCAATTGCGCGGCATCTATGTGGACCGGCTCGGCGTCGACGAGGCAACAGCCGACGCAATGTTGGGCAAAGACAACTGGATGACGGCCGACGAAGCTCTGGCCGCCGGCTTTGCTACGGACCTCCTGGCCGAGGTGCAGATGCAAGCCAAATTCGACGTGGAGCGCGCGTCGATGCCCGAGAACGTGGCCAAACTGTTTGCCGCCAAGGCCAACGAACCTGAACCGGAACCCGAACTGTCGCCGGCCGACAAGGAGGCCCTAACGACGCCGGTCGCTGAAGCAATCGTCGCCCTGGCCACGGCCGGGGGCCTCGAAGCCCATGCTCCGTTCCTCGCCTTGTCCTGCGCTTCGGTCGACGAAGCCAAGACCCGCATCGCCACTGCGCGCGAGATCACTGCGCTGTGCAAGGTCGGCAACCTGGAGGCCAAGGCCGCCCGCTTCATCCGCGACAACAAGAGCGTTGCCGATGTGCGCGTGGCGCTGATCGAGGACCTGGCCGACACCGATACCCAGGTGGACAACGCACCCGTCACCCCGAAAACCGGCACGACGAACGGAGGCCCTGCGAAGCCCGCCGTCGTCAACACGAACACGCTCTGGGCTTCGCACAACGCTCAATCGAAGAAGGGACGCTGATCATGGCAACCGCTCTCTACAACAACCCACCCCTGGCCGACTTCATCCTGCATGAGGCCAGCGGGCAGCGCAGTCGCGACAATGTGCACGTGCGCCAGAGCGGCGCCGAGGTCAAGTCGGGCGCTCTGCTGGTCCAAGACACTGTCGGCGGTGTCGCTTTCGACATGGACGAAGGTGCCACGGGCAACCCGACGATTTCGGCTGCGTCGGCCAGCGCCCTCGCGATCGAAGGTGTCTACACAATCGACTTCACGTCGGCGACCGACTTCGTGGTCAAAGACCCGAGCGGCACACAGGTCGGTGCTGCCGGCGCCCTGGGCACGGCCTTCTCGGCAGGCGGCCTCGGCTTCACGCTGACGGCTGGCACCACGGCCGCCGTCGCTGGTGACAGTGCGACCCTCGACGTGATCCCGGCCGACGACAACTACCTGCCGTACACCGGCACGGGCACTGCGGTCGCCATTCTGTACAGCCATCTGCCTGCAGCATCCGGCCTGAAGGCGGCTGTCGCTTTCACGAGTGACTGTGAAGTCAAGCGCTCGGCCCTGACCGGCCTGACGGCTGCGGCCGAAGATGACCTGCGCAAGGTCGGCATCAAGGTGCGCGGCGCGGTCGGCGGCCTGAGCATCCACACCCCGGCTCTCTGAGCCATTTTTGATCGACTCAGGAGCTACAAGAAATGGCAACCCTCGACATTTTCAATGACGACGCCTTCAGCGTGAGCCAGCTCACGCAGACCATCGTCGACATCCCCCGTGTCCCAACCCAACTGGGCGACGAAGGGCTGTTCAACGAATATGGCATCACCACGACCTCGATGATGATCGAGCGCACAGGCTCCGGCCTGAAGCTGGTGCCCACAGCGCCTCGCGGCGGGGTGCGCGCCACGGCCGGCCGTGAGCGTCGCAAGCTCATCCCCATCGCCGCGGTGCACCTGCCCCAGGGCGACACCATCATGGCCGACGAAGTGCAGAACGTGCGCGCGGTCGGCTCCGAAACCGAAGTGGAGCAGGTCTCGCGTATCGTGACCCGCCAGCTGACGGTGCTGAAGGGCAACATCGACCTGACGCTGGAACACATGCGCGTCGGCGCGCTGCGCGGCCAGGTACTGGACGCAGACGGTGTGAGCGTGATCTGGGACCTGTACGAAATCTTCGGCATGACGCGCCAGACCATCGGCTTCGACATCGGCTCGGCCAGCTCGACCACCGACTTGCGCCAGAAGACCGAAGACCTGAAGCGCGCGATTCAGCGCAAGCTGGGCGGCAAGTCGTTCACCCGTGTGCGCGTGAAGTCCAGCGAGTCGTGGTTCGACAAGTTCGTCGGCCATAACAAGATGTACAAGGCCTGGGAGCTGTTCCAGAACGGGTCGTTCAATCGCGAGTTCCCCGGCCAGACATTCCTTTTCAACGGGGTGTTGTTTCAGGTGTACTCGGGCGGTGTGGTCGACGGCAGCGGCGAGCAGCACGACTTCATTCCTGCCGGCAAGGCCTATGCGTACCCCGAAGGCGTGCAGGGCATGTTCCAAATTGCCTACGCCCCTGGCGACTACATGAGTACGGTCAACACCATGGGCGTGCCGTACTACGCCTCGCAGGAACGCCTGCCGCACGACAAGGGCGTGGACCTGGAATCGCAGTCCAACCCGATCGTGCTGAACACCCTGCCCGAAGCGGTGATCGAGCTGACCACGGCCGCCACTTAAAGGCAGGCGCCATGTTGGACTTGTTCCAAGAAATGGCCGAAGGCATCCTCGACGAAATAGGCGAGGATGCCTTTTACGATGGGGCCACGATGCCGATCAAGATCAACATCGAGCACGGCGTGCAACTCGCGGGCATCGGCGGTGAAGAGGCCCAGTATCGGGGCGACCTGGTGGCGAATCGCGACGTGGCCACCATCCATGCTCGCCACAACCCCCGCCAGCACAAGACCTTCGTGCAGAACGGCAAGACCTACCGCCTGGAGGTTCCTGTCGAAGACAATGGCGTGACGCGACGCTTCGTTGTGATGGAGATTCGCTGATGGTCACTCGCCTGACCGCCATCAAGATCGGCGTCGACCAGATCCGCCAAATGGCGGACAACCTGGGCCGGCTGAATGCCGAAGGGTTCACGGATGTCGCGGTCACGGTGCTCAACGAGACCATCGACCGGGCCTACGAGATGGCCCGAGAGCGCATCACGGTCGGGATCAATCTGACGGACGACTATTTGCGCCGGCGCATGACCGTGGATCACGCCACGGCCGGCAAGCCCGAGGCTGCGATTACGGCCAGCGGCTCGCGCGCCCTGATGACCCGCTTGGCGACCTACGACGCCCAGATGGTGATTGTCCCGCGCAAGACGAATCGCACCTCTCGTTCCAAGGGCCTGCTGAAAATCCCCGCAGGAGGCAAGCAGGGAGGTGTGAACGTCACGGTGGTCAAGGGCGCGACCAAGATACTGCAGAGCGGCTTTCTGCTCAACCTGCGCGCTGGCGCAGCCGCAGGCGAGAAGGTTGGCGTCTTTCGGCGGGAGGGCGGAAAGCTCAAGCATCTCTACGGCCCGTCCGTGTACCAGCTCTTTGCGTACCAGGCGCCCCGCATCAGCGACGAGGTGGCGGACGACCTCCAAGACACATTCCTGCGCCGCGTCGACGAGCAGGTGGAAAGGATTCTGGGATGACACCCTTCACCCGTGCTCGCGACATCGCAGCGTACCTGACGACACGCCTGGCCGAGATCTCCAAGGCCAACGGCTACGAAACCGATATCGGGCTGCAGGTGTTCCGAGGCCGCCGCAAGATCGACGATCAGCAGGTGCCGTGTGCGGTCGTGATCGAAGGCGAGGACAAACCGGGGGGTGCGCAGGGGGCCGGCAGCCAGCAGGTGACGCAGTCCTATGTGCTCGGTGGGTATGCCGAGTGCGACCCGGACCACCCGAACGACCGCGCTCACGAGATCCTGGCAGACATCAAGAAAGCGTTGTTCGGCCTCACGCCTGATGCGACGCGCGCCGAGCGCGCTGGCGCTGAATTCAGCTTCGGCGGCCGGGTCAAGTCGGTCTCGTATCGCGGACGAGATATCGGCCCTCGGGCTGACGGTGTCCCCATCGTCTTTGCTGTGGTGCACATTGACGTGGTGTTCGTCGAACAGCTCACCCAGGCCTAGCTCCGAAATTTGCCCGCAGCCTGGAATTTAGCAAAATAGCGAAACTGGTGTCGCTTTGAACGTGCGCGTTGCCGCACGCAACATCTTTCGGAGAACACCATGGCAGCACGCAGTTTCTTGGGCGCCGGCGACATCTACATCAACCGTCTGATCGACGGCATTCCGCAGGGCCTCGTGGGCCCGATCTACGCCAACAGCTTCCAGTTGCAGCCGGCTGTCAACACAGTGCAATCCACGAGCAAGGGCCGCAACGACTACGGCCAGGTGCTGGAGTCGGTGAACATCGCCCAGCCCACGACCTTCACGATGGAGCTGAAGGAAGTCACTGGCGATATCCTGACCATGGCCTTCCTGGGCACGGATGCAGCGCTGAACGAAGCTGCTGGCACGCTGACCGACACGCCCGTCACGGTGAAGCTCGGCAAATGGGTCGCGCTGGGCAAGCGCAATCTCGACGATCTGATTTCGGTCGAAAACACCGGCGGAACGACGACCTACGTCGAAGGCACCGACTACAAGCTGAACCGACCCATGGGCTGGATCATGGCGCTGGCTGGCGGCGCCATCGCCGATGCAGCGACGGTCAATGTCTCGGGTGCCTACTCGGCTGCCAAGGGCCGCACGATCAAGGGTTCGACTCGCACCGAAGTTCGTGCACACATCGTCTTCGATGGCATCAACCAGGCCGACGGCACCCAGTGCACGGTGAACGTCTGGGAAGCCGTGCTGTCTGCGGATTCCGCATTCGACTTCCTGGCCGACGACTTCGGCAACGTGTCGCTGACTGGCAACCTCAAGACACCTACGGGCAAGGACGCACCGTACATCGTCGAAGTGCAAGACCCCGTGCAGTAAGCGCCTCCCTCCGTGGCGGGGCCACTGCCCGCAGCCCAACCCGCCACTGCTTTTGAGCGCTGGCGGGTTTTGTTTTTCCGAGGATCTGACACATGGCCACAAGCAGCCGCGATGCGAAACTGACCCTGAGCATAGAGTCTCTTGGTCAGGAGAACATCACCAAACTGGAGAAGGAACTGCGCCGCCTCGCCGACACGGGCGACGCCAGCGCGGCCGAGTTCGGGCAGTTGGCGGATGAGATCAGCCGCCTGGGCGACCAGAACGCCGCGCTGCAGGGTGTGAAGGCCTTGGCAGATCAGACGGCTGCACTACAAGCCCGGCAGGAGCGGGCCGGCCAGACGGCGCAGGACCTGGCCCAGCGCCTCGAGACCTTGCGTGCCGCCACGGACCAGGCGCGCGCAGCACAGGACACGGCCCGGCAAGGTCTGCTCGAAGGGGAGAAGACATACACCGAGGCCGGCAATGCGCTGCGCGCGCTGAAGGCTGAATACGACAACGCCGGCAAGCAAACGGCCGAGTACCGCAGCCGCCTGCAGGCCTTGGTGGCGGCGCAGAACCAAGCCAACCTGGCCCTTGTCACCCTGCGGGATGAGAACCGGCGCGCCAGCGAGGCGGTCACGCAGGCTGCGGCCGACCAACGCAAAGCCGAAGGCGCTTACAAGGCTGCTGAACGACAGGTGGCTGCAACGGCCGCAGCTGTTGAAAAGCAAGGCGCCGCCATGCGCGAGGCGGGCGCGGCTGCCGACGCCCTGGGCGTGGACGTGACGGATCTTGCTGGCGCAGAAGCTGCCCTGCAGACGACCTTCACGCGCGCCACGAAGGCCGCGCAAGATCGCAAAACCTCGATCGAGGATATGGCCGAAGCCGACAGGCTTGCCGCGATCGAGGCGAAAGGACTGGCTGAACTCTACGCGCGCGGCGAAGCAGCGCTTCTGGCTGAGACTGCAGCTCTGCGTGAGGCAGCGAAGAGCGCTATGGATTACGCCGCAGCCAAGGCGAGGGCTACGGCGAACGAAGAGGCCTGGCAGCGAGAAGCGGACGCCATCGTCTCGATGCGTGTCGCGCAGGAGCAGTCCACAAAGCGCACCCAGGAACAGGTCGCGGCGCTGCGTGAACTGTCTGCCCAGAACGCCTTTGCCAAGCAGGCTGCTGAGGCCCAGAAGATGGTCCAGGCGGCCGAGTACGTGCGCTTCTGGGAGCAGGCCCTTGACGACGCTGATCGCAAACAGCAGGCGCTGACGGCCAACACGCAGCGCGTGAACGATGCTTTCAAGCAGATCAACGTGCGGCCGATCGAGGACATCCAGCGGGAGATCGCCAGCACCAACGCGGCCATGGCCACCCTTGCGGCATCGGGCAAGGTGACCGGCAGCACCCTGGCCGTCGCCATGCAGCAGGCCGAGACGAAGGTGCAGAGCCTTGAGCGCGAGTTGCGCCAGGTGTCCGGAACCATGACCACGGCCGACAAGGCCGCCGGCCTGCTGAAGAACAGCATGGGCCAGATCACCGCAGGCAATCTGATTGCAGACGCCATTGGGTACTTGGTCAACAAGGTCAAGGAGATGGGGGCGGCAGCCATAACGGCCATTATCCAATTGGATCAGATGCGCCGTGGGTTAAATGCCATCTATAAAGATACTGGCACTACAGCATCCCAAATTATTTTCTTGAACAAGACAGCTCGTGACGCAGGCGTTGCAGTCGGGAGTTTGGGCGGGGAGTTCGTGCGTTTTTCGGCGTCTATGCAAAGCGCTAATATTCCGTTAGCGCAATCTAACGCATTGTTCGCAGCGGTTACTAAAGCCGCGGCCACATTGGGTCTTGATGCAGAGGCAACAGCGGGATCTTTAAACGCCCTGGGACAAATGGCGAGTAAAGGTGTCGTCTCAATGGAAGAGTTGCGACAACAACTCGGAGATCGCTTGCCGGGCGCCCTGGGTCTCGTTGCGAAGGGAATGGGACTCACGCAAGCCCAACTCATCGCTTTGGTTGAATCAGGAAAGCTGGCAACACGCGATTTTGTAGAGCCATTCACGCAGGCATTGAAAGGACTGCACGGGGAAAGCACAGGGATCATCCCCGCATGGAATGACCTCAAGAACATGCTAACCGCCTTAGCCCAAAGCTTGGGGGATGCGGGAGGAACGAACATACTGACAGCTGCTATCCGGACGCTTAGTCTTGTCCTTGGGCTGGCCAGCGTGGCTGTAGGCGGGCTCGTTGAAGTTTTCGGGGCGCTGTACCGCTCAGGGGGTGTACTTGCAGCAGCGGTCATTACATGGACTAACCCATGGACCGCACTGAAAGATATATGGTCTTCCGCTGATGATCGAGTTAAAGGCCTCGTGCAGTCTATGGCGAAGGCCGTCAGTGGCGGTGACTCGTTGGGGGATAGCGCAGCCAACGTAGCCGCAAAAATGGCGGCGGTGCAGTCTGCTGCTGAAGGTGCTACGGAGTCATTGAAATTACAAGCATTGACTGCGAGCCTCAATGCCGATGCCACGTTGAACCTAAGCGCCAAGCTTATTCAGTATCAAGTGGCCAGCCAAGCAGCCGTAAAAGCTCAAGAGAAACGCATCGATGACGCTGCCAAAATTGCTAAAGCGGTCAAAGATGAAGGAGATGCAGTTATACGCATTACCGAACTCATGGGGAGTGAGATTGAGACGACGCGTATTACAGCAGAAATGAAAGAGAAATATTCGCAAGCCATTGCAGTTGAGGCAAGAGAACGGGCTGAAGCCGTCAAAATATTGGAGCAGGAGATTGCAGTAATTGAACAGAACGCCAAAGCTCGCAACTTGGATGCGCAGGCAATTAAAGATCAAACCGATAAGCTCAAAGAGAAACTTAACACAGGCCGGGCAGAAGCTGAGCAAGCTAAGCAGTCCGCAGAAGTCGCTCGTGTGGAGGCGCTGCAGCGCCGCTTGACAACGGAGACTCTAGGGGATCAGTCCGTCAAGCTTGAAGCACTGAGGGCAGCGCAAGAAGCAGCCAATAAAGAGTACGCCCTGGCTTTAGTGTTAAAAGCGCGAGGCATGGCGACAGAGAAGAATGTCGCTGATGCGTTTGAAAAGCAGGCTATCGCAATTTACAAGGTGCGTGACGCAGAGAAAGATCGCAATGCCAATGCCGAGCTGGGTATATCGGCAATACGCACTGGTTATCAACTATCTCTCGCCCAATATGACCTCGATAAAGCGAAGCTGAATTTGGCGATCGATAAGGCAAGATCAGATGGAGATGAATATAAACTTAAGAAACTACTCATCGAGCAGAAAGAACTTGAGATAAAAATCACCAGGACGACAATGGATGCAGTCATCGCGGAAACCAAGGCGAAGATTGCAATGCTTCAGATTAAGAAAGAGGAAATTGGTCTGGATGATCCCTTGCGAGCGCAGAAAATTGCAGCTATCGATCTAAGTATCCAAGCGGCCGAAGCCGATATCCTTCGTGCTAAAGCGGCAGGTGAGGCAGTTACTGCGTTGGAGCGGGAGCTTAAGACGCTGAAAGAAGGAACTGGCTTGCGAAAAGGGCTGATAGGCGATTTGAGAGACGAGGCGCGGGCAAGAAGCGGAGTTGTTTTGGCCAGTAAAGATCATGCCGACGCTCTGGACAAGCTGGCCATGAAGTACATGCAATCCGCTGATTACAGCGAGCGGCAAATTTCGCTTTTGGAACGGGAGGCGGCTGCTGCCGAAAAAGCAGCCGAGGCCTATCGCAAGAAATGGAACATCGACAAAGACGGCTTCACCCTGGATAGCAACGGGCAGCGGATGCAGCAGTCTGCACCTACAGAGCGGTATGTCTATGACACAGCCAAGAGCCAGGGGTTGTCGGAAGCTGAAGCCGTCGCCCTGGTCGACCAATTCATGCGCAACGGCAACCCCACGGGTATGGCATCCGGAACCCTGGGTGCGAGCAAGGATTGGTTTACCACCGTCAACGAAGCGATCAACCAACGAGTCCTCGATAACGCAAGAACACGGGTTCGCACGGGTGCCGGAGGTGAGGGGTCCGTAACGCCGACCGCGAGCAACAAGACTGTGACCATCAACCTTGGGGGTCGACAGCGACAAGTGAACGTCTCCAGTGCGGCGGACGTGGACACGCTGACGGCCATTCTTCGCGAACTCGAAGCATCTGGAGGCACAGCATCGTGATCACTCTTTCTGACGGCATCAGCTCCTTGAATCTCAACCCGGACTTACGTTGGTCTGACGAAGACAACTGGCACCCGGTCCAACAGAACGTTCAACGAACCATCACGGGGGCCTTGGATATTCAAGCCGCCGCGATGGACAAAGGAAGGCCGATCACCCTTGAACCTGAGGACGACAGTAGCGCATGGATGCCCTCAGATGCTGTTGTGCAATTGCGAAATTGGGCCGCAGTGCCGGGTCAACAACTGATTCTTACACTGCGAAACGAGACGCGGAACGTGATCTTCAGGCACCAGGATGGCGGCCTGGAGGCTCGACCTGTCGTGCACTACCGCGATCGCACTCCAGCAGATTGGTATCTGTGTGTGGTCCGTCTGATGGAGATTTAGGGAATGACGATTAAAGACGGCGACATAGGCCTGTACGCATCCAAGGTGATGGACGATGTGCCAGAGGGCGGCGGCGGCCCCTCGGGCAATCTCATCCCCTGGGGCAAGAGCAACGGCATTTTCAACGACATCACCGAGATCGACCGCGCCGGCGGTGACGTCAGCATCCGCCAGCTGTTCGCGGCCGTGCGCACGCCGGACACTGAGCCGTTGATGGATGCCAACGTCATCTTGTCGGCCATGCCCAACGACCCCAATGTCAGCGTGACGCTGGCCTCCTGCGGCTTTTTCGCGCGGCGCACGGACATCGCGGCGGCCATCGCGGCCTACCTGATCCCGGGCACGGAGTGGGGCGGCTTCCTGCTGGAAAACCACGTACAGGGCCAGGCCTCGATCAAGATCTTTCACCGCCCTGGCACGCCGGGCCCGGCCATCGGCCGCACCCTTGTGTTGGTCCTCAATGAGGGCCTGCCGACGCAGGTGCAGCAGTACGTGCGCGTGCTGCGCGTGGAGACCGAGACGCAGACCTTCACGTACTCCTCGGGGGGTGGCTATGTCGACTACCAGGCCAGTGTCTCCAGCTGCGAGATCACACCGCGCCTGGCCTCGGCTTTCCCGGGCTCGCCACCCAACCGTGGTTTTTCGGGGGACTCCAGCAAGACCAAAATCCGGGACACCACCGTGGCCGACGCCGCCACCTACTACGGCGCCCAGCCGCTGACCGCCGTCGTGGGCCTGGGCGAGAGCGTGCTGCGCGTGGACAGCATCTACACCCAACTGGTACCCAGCTCGCGCACCGAGACGGCCTCGCTGGACCAGCGGCCTGCCGGCGTGCGGCAGCTCACCCTGGCTACGGCGCCGCGCGAGATCCGCGTGGCCGCATCCCCGCACACGCGGCGCATCAAGGTCGGCCAGGAAAACCGGGGCTTTGCCTGGGTCAACATCCTGCGCCCGTTCCCGGCGCCGAACAGTCTGGCCATCTCCTTCGCGGTGATGGGCGTCTGGTACGTGGCGGCGGACAACGGTGCGGGCGAGATCTCGGGCGGCGGCGCCGTGGGCACGGTCAACTATGCCAACGGCTCGGTGTCCATCACCCTGCCAGCCCTGCCGGACGTGGGCAGCTCCATCATCTTCCAATGGGGCGAGGCCTCGGCCTTCGTCAATCGTTCCGGCGCCACGGGCTGGCGCGCGCCCGAGCACACGCTGCGCCTGGATCACCAAGGCATCAAGCCTGGGACCCTGGTCATCAAGTGGAACTCGGGCGGCGTGCTGCGCACGGCTACGGGCAACGCTGCCGGGCAGCTGCAGGGCGATGCTACGGGCGAGGTCAACCACGCCTCGGGCGCGCTGCGCCTGCGCCCTAAATTCATGATCGACGCGGGCGGCCAGTTCGCCATCGACTACGAGTTCGCCACCCTGGTCGAAAAAAGCGTGTCCGTCACCCCCGATGCCGGTGGCTTTGCCACCATCACCCTGGACACCGTGCCTGCCGCTGGCTCGGTGTCCGTGGGCTGGATCACGGTGCGCAATCTCTCGGCCAGCTCCGGGGCCAGTTCGGGCGGCACGGCGGCCGCCAAGGAGGCCAGCAGCACGGTCAGCTATATGCCCCTGCCCGGCGGCGCCAACCCGCCGGCCACCACCACGCGCGTGCCGCTGAGCAACGGCGACATCTACGCCAAATACATGGCCGGCGGCGGTACGCGCGCCCTCAACGGCGAGACGGTCTACATCGAGGTGGGCGCGAGCTATGGCGCGGACGGCTACAGCTATGCGGTGCCCGATGTGGCGGGCGTCACCTGGTCGGAGTCGGAGATCACCGCCGGCGCCAAGGACATCAACGGCACCCGGTACAAGCGCTGGGGCAACGGGAGCGCAGCATGAGCGAGGCAGCAGCAGTCATCACCGTGCGCACTGAGACCAGTGCCAGCACATCGTCCAGCCACAGCAGGACAAGCTATCAAACCAGCAAGACACAGGACACGGTGCGCCATCTGCTGACGGACGATGGTCAAGGCTCGTTCGGGCCGGATGGCACGATCAGCTATGCCGGCAAGTTCGCCAACGTGCGCCTGGTCCGCTTGGACAGCCGCACCGAGGGCTACAACAGCGACTACGAAGACGCCAAGACCTTCGAGACCACGTCCATGTCCGGCAGCGGCGACCCAGGCTCCAACAACTCAAGCTCCAAGGGTGGCGCGCGCAGCGACACCACCGTGAGCGAGGAACTGCTGGCGGCCAGTACCGTCACAGTGAGCTATGCCGAGGGCTTCGCCGGTGCCCAGCAGCACACCATGAGCTACACGCCCGAGCCGCTGACGCTGGACCTGTGTCCGTACACCAGCGACTACATCGTACCGGGCAGCGTGCGCTTCCGCTGGATGGGCCATGTGTACGAGGACTACGACGGCGTGCTGGTGCGCGACCGCACGGCCTCGGCCGCCGGCACTGTGGCCGGCGCCCTGGACTACTCTAGCGGCGTGGCGCGCATCTACGACTATCTGGTCGACGGCCAGCCCACGGACCTGGAGGTCGATAGCCTGTGGACCGTGCGCCAGAACTGGACCACGGCCAGCATCTTCATGCGCACGGCCGCTGCACCGGTCAAGCCTTCGGGCTTCGTGCTCAACCTGGCCGACGCCACGGGCGAGCAGATCACGGCCTCGGCCGGCGTGGACGGCGTGATCTCGGGAACGCACCTGCGCGGGCGCATCGACTACCAGAGCGGCGTGGTGGAGCTGCAGTTCGGCGACTACGTGCTCGATACCTCGCTGACCGCCGCCCAGAAGGCCGAGTGGTGGTATTCGGCCGACGACATCGGCGCCGTGCAGCCGGACCGGATCTGGCGCCCCTGGCCCGTGGACCCGACCACGCTGCGCTACAACAGCGTCAGCTATTTCTACCTGCCGCTGGACGCGGACATCATCGGCCTGGACCCCGTGCGCCTGCCCCAGGATGGCCGTGTGCCCATCTACCGGGTCGGCAGCTATGTCGTGGTCAGCCACAGCGCCTCGGTGGGCCCGGCGCAGCTCAGCGCAGGCCAGACCATCAACTGTGGCCGCACGCGCCTGTCGCGCGTCTACCTGATCGGCGCCGATGGCCAACTCATCCAGCAGGGCTGGACGCCCAACCTCGACGCCGGCACCGTCGCGATCCAGGACACCACGGGATGGGTGCAGCCCGTGCGCGTCGAGCACCGCATCGAGGAGATGGCCCGCGTCTCGGACGTGCAGATCAGCGGCATGTTGACCCTGACCAAATCGCTGAGCCACGATTTCCCCGCCGGCTCCATCGTCAGCTCGGCCTTGATCACCGCGGCGCCAGGCCTGCGCGCCCGCGTCAGCCACCTGTTCGACCAGAACACATGGAACAACAAGTGGCAGGACACCGTCGACGGGCAGGAGGCCTTGGCCAGCTACAACGACACCATCTCGCCCATCGCGGTCACGAACACGGGTGCGGTGACCGAGCGCTGGATGCTCCGCATCCTGGGCAACGGCTCGACCTTCGAGTGCATCGGCCAGTACGTGGGCAACCTGGGCACAGGCTCCATCAACGCGGATTTCGCGCCCCTCAACCCCAACACCAACGCCCCGTATTTCACGCTGCCGGCCCTGGGCTGGGGCATGGGCTGGTCCGCCGGCAACGTGCTGCGCATCAACACGGTGGGCGCCATGCAGCCGCTGGCCGCCATTCGCGCGGTGCAGCCCAGCGAGGCCGCTGGCACCGACTACCACTTCGAGCTGCTCACGCGCGGCGACATCGACCGGCCGCCGTCCAACCCCTGATCCTGAGGTGACCCATGAACTATTTCTTTGACTCGACCCAGGCTGGCGCGCCAGTGCTCAGCGGTACGCAGGGCGCACTGGCTGCGCTGCTCAAGGCCTGCCTGGTCGACGGCTTTGCCGCCAGCACCGTCGCATCGCTGGTGGTGACGGGCGGCATCGCCAAGGCCACTTACTCGGGATCGCAGCCCTTCGTGGTGGGGGGTGTGGGCCGGTTTGCCGGTGCAACCCCGACAGCACTCAACGGCGACAAGACCATCTTGTCGGTGACCACCAACAGCGTGACCTTTGCGGCAGCTGGAGTTCCTGATGGTGCGGCCACGGGCACCATCACCAGCCGTGCGGCGCCTGCCGGCTGGCAGGAACTGTTCCCCGGCGCCCAGGCCAACGTGCTGGTGCTCAAGCCCGCAGCGCCAGAAGCCTCGGGCAGCGTGCTGCGCCTGGATGACACCGGCACCACCACGGCCAAGGTGCTGGGCTACGAGTCCATGACCGATGTGTCCACGGGCACAGGGCCGTTCCCCATAGGCGCCCAGGCAGCCAACTACTACTGGCCCAAGAGCGATGCGGCCAGCAGCGCCGCGCGGCGCTGGATGCTCTTCGCCGATGAGCGGGCCTTTGCGATCTGGATCGCGCCGCATGGCAGCAACCAGCAGCATGGTGTCCTCTTCGGCTTTGGGGACCTGGCATCGTACAAATCGGGCGATACATGGGCGTGCATGCTCGCCGGTTCCAGCAGTGTCGGTGTGCCCACCACAACCGGCGCCGTGGCCGAGTGCCTGGGCTACGCCCTGGGCAGCACCAACGCGGCCGACCTGTTTCTGGTGCGTGGCTACGCCGGCATTGGCGGTGCAGTGCAGGCCAAAAAAATCTCGGCATACAACGCGGCGGCCGCCTACTCGGGCGTGACGGCCTACGCAGCCAACACCATCCCCTATCCCAATCCGGCTGACAACTCGCTGCGCCTGTCGGCGGTCGAGCTGCTGGTCGGGGCGTCCGGCCTGCGCGGGCAGGTGCCCGGCGTGTACCACACGCCCCAGGTCATTGGCTCGGAGTTCCAGGCCGGCATGGTGGTGGCCGGCGAGGGGGCCTTCTCGGGTCGTTCCCTCGTCTGTGTGCGCGTTGGCCCGCCCGGCGGCACCACGGGTGTGGGCGTAGCCTTTGTGGACATTACCGGCCCCTGGAGGTCGGCATGACCGACCAGGAAATCTATGAGCGCACAGAGTTGCTCATGTGCGGGGACACGGCCGT